CACGGGCTCGCGTGACGCTTCGGCCAGCACGCTGGTGAAGACTCCGGGCGTGACCAGCGAAGGCGCTTCGACCATCCTGCTGGAGCAGGGCTCTGTGACGACCACGATCAAGGCTGGTGACGTGTTTACCATCGCTGACTCGTATGCCGTCAACCCGCAGACCCGCGAGTCCACCGGTTCGCTGTTCCAGTTTGTGGCGCTGGCTGATGCCACCGCCGTGTCTGGCACTTGGACCGTGACCGTGGCTGCGATGTACTCGGCCAGCCACGCTCTGGCGACGATGACTGCTCTGCCGGTGACTGGCAAGGCCGTCACGTTCTTGGGCGCTGCTTCCAGCCAGTACGCTCAGAACCTGATCTACCACAAGGACGCCATCACGTTCGCCACTGCCGACCTGTTGCTGCCGCAAGGCGTTGATATGGCCGCCCGTGCCGTCCACAACGGCATCAGCCTGCGCGTGGTCCGCCAGTACGACATCAACAACGACCGGATGCCCTGCCGGATCGACGTTCTGTACGGCTACAGCGCGATTCGCCCGCAGATGGCTTGCCGTCTCTGGGGCTAAACCGAAACGGGGGCTACGGCCCCCTTTTTGAACTTCATTCTTAAAGGAAATCTATCATGGCACTCCCTAATGGCGCTGGCGGTTACCAACTCGGTGACGGCAATCTCAGCGAACTCACCCTCGGCTACACCGCCGTTCCTTTGTCGCAGGCCGGCACGGCTACCCTGAGCGCCGCTCAAGTTACCGCTGGTATCTTGATCGTTGGCTCTGGCGCTACTGCCGCCCAGACCTACACGCTGCCCGCAACCAGCACGATTGAAACTGCTGTTTCGTCCGCCAAGGTCGGCAGCACGTTTGATCTGAACGTGATCAACATCGGCACCAGCTCCGGTACGGCTGCTCTGGCGATGGGTTCTGGCACGGGTTTCACCGACGGCGGCAACGCTGTGGTGGCCACGGCAATCACGGCCAGCGCGCTCTACCGTTTCCGCAAAACGGCGGACTTGGCCTGGACTGTGTACAAAGTCGCCTAAACCTGAATGGGGGCTTCGGCCCCCATTTTCAAAGGAATTACCATGCCTAATACCAAAGCAACTGGCGTTGCGTATCTGGACCCTGAGTTCAGCACATGCTACGCAACTGAAGAAATTGGCTATTCCGCTGCCGCGCAAGGATCGGTTACCCAGATCACAAGCAAAGCGACGGGCGTAACGCTGAACAAGTCCGCCGGTCAGATTACGATGCACAATGCCTCTCTCGCAGCAGGCACTACTGTTTTGTTTACCCTGACTAACAACACGCTGTCTGCAAAAGATGTACTGATTGTGAATGTTGGCTCAGGCGGCACCAGCGGCGCCTATTGGCCGTATGTTGCTAACCTTTCGGCAGGCGCTGCGATCATCGGCCTGTACAACAACACCGCCGCCCCTTTGGCGGAAGCGATTGTGGTTAACTTTTCAGTTATCCACGCCGCCGCGTAAATTAAATGGGGGCTTCGGCCCCCGTTTTACCCTATGCACATCTACCTCAAGCACCCAGTCCACGGCACCAAGGTGGCGATTTGCGACTTGGAAGTGGAGTACGACGAGCGTAACGGCTGGTCGAAGTACAATCCAGACGAAACCGAAGTAGTTGTCGTTGTTAACGAGCTGGAAGCCAAGCGTAAGTACACTCGCAGGGCTGTCGCCGAAGGAGTCTGAGCATGGCCGTATACACCGCTGGCGATCAAATCAATCGAGCGCTGCGGCTGCTTGGTGTACTGGCCGAAGGGGAAACGTCATCTGCGGCTGTCATGCAAGACAGCCTGATGGCGCTTAACCAGATGATTGATAGCTGGAACACGGAACGCTTGTCCGTCTTCAGCACTCAAGACCAGATCTTTACTTGGCCCGCGGGCGAGATCAGCCGCACCCTCGGCCCGTCGGGTCAGTTCGTGGGCCTGCGGCCAGTGCTGCTGGATGATGCTACCTACTACCGCGACCCCGGCACGAACGTGTCGTTCGGTATCAAGTTCATCAACCAGCAGCAGTACAACGGCATCGCGGTCAAGACCGTCACCTCGACGTACCCGCAAGTGATCTTTGTGAACAACACGTTCCCGGACATCACGATGCTGGTTTACCCGCGTCCGACGCGGGATCTGGAGTGGCACTTCATCTCGGTGCAAGAACTGTCCAACCCGGCCACGCTGGCGACGGATCTGTTCTTCCCACCAGGCTATCTACGCGCTTTTACTTACAACCTTGCGATGGAAATTGCGCCTGAATTCGGCGTCGAGCCGAGCCCTCAAGTGCAGCGCATCGCCATGACCAGTAAGCGCAACCTGAAGCGCATCAACAACCCGGATGATGTGATGTCGATGCCCTACGCCATCGTGGCGACCCGGCAGCGGTTCAACATCTACGCCGGCAACTACTGATGAAGACGCCGATCCTCGGGTCAACCTACGTCACTCGCAGCGTCAACGCTGCGGACGCGCGTATGGTCAACCTGTTCCCGGAGATCATCCCCGAGGGCGGCAAAGAACCTGCGTTCCTGCAACGCGCCCCAGGGCTCAGGAACTTGCAGACCGTAGGCGTAGGTCCCATCCGGGGACTGTGGGCGTTCTCCAACGACAGTTCCAAGGCGTTTGTTGTCTCGGGCGGCGAGCTGTACTCGGTCAATACATCCTATGTTGCGACTAAGCTAGGCGACGTTAGCGGCATTGGCCCGGTCAGCATGACTGATAACGGCGTTCAACTGTTTGTGGCTTGTAACGGCCCCAGCTACATCTACAACAACGCCACGAACGTGTTTGCGCGGATCACGGATCCGGATTTCCCCGGCGCGGTGACGGTTGGCTACCTAGACGGGTACTTCGTGTTCAACGAGCCCAACAGTCAGCGCCTGTGGGTCACGCAACTGCTAGATGGTACCTCCGTAGATCCTTTGGATTTTGCGAGCGCTGAGGGCTCTCCAGACGGCGTGGCGGGCGTTATTATCGACCACCGCGAAGCGTGGGTCTTTGGCACCAACTCAGTTGAAGTTTGGTATAACGTCGGCGGGGTAGATTTTCCGTTGCAGCGCATCCAAGGCGCCTTCAACGAAATCGGTTGTGTGGCCCCGTACTCAATTGCCAAGCTCGACAACGGCGTGTTCTGGTTGGGCGCTGACGCTCGGGGGCAGGGTATCGTCTACCGGGCCAATGGCTACACCGGCCAGCGCATCTCAACGCACGCTGTTGAATGGCAGATCCAACAGTACACGGATCTGTCCGACGCTGTGGCGTACACCTATCAGCAGGACGGCCATGCCTTCTATGTGCTGATCTTCCCGTCGGCCAACACCACTTGGGTATACGATGTTTCGACCCAAGCCTGGCACGAACGCGCCGGGTTCACTAACGGCGAGTTCACGCGGCATCGCAGCAACTGCCAGATGTCGTTCAACAACGAGATCATCGTAGGCGACTATGAGTCAGGCGTTATCTACGCCTTTGATCTTGACACTTACGCCGACAACGATCAGATTCAAAAATGGTTGCGGTCTTGGCGGGCACTGCCTACCGGGCAGAACAATCTTAAGCGCACCGCACAGCACACGCTCCAGCTTGATTGCGAGTCTGGCGTGGGGCTTAACTTGGGCCAAGGCAGCGATCCCGAGGTCATGCTGCGGTGGTCAGACGACGGCGGTAACACATGGTCTAACGAGCATTGGGCGACCATTGGCAAGATCGGGCAGTATTACCGGCGCGTGTTCTGGCGGCGCTTGGGGATGACGCTTAAGCTGCGCGACCGGGTTTACGAACTATCGGGCACTGACCCGGTAAAGATCGCTATCATGGGCGCAGAAGTTATGATCTCGCCTACCAATGCCTAATCCTAGCGCAACGCCGACGCCAATCACCCCGCCGCGGGTGCCGTTAATTGACCCACGCACCGGGCTGATTGACAGATCTTGGTACATGTTTTTTCTGTCGCTGCTTAACGCGGCGCAGATAACTTACGACAACCCGGATGTAGGCCCTAGAGCGGAAACTCTGATTGCGTCCTACGATGCAGCGCTCCAAGCGTTAGCGCAAAACGTAGACACCCAGCCGCTGCCGTTTGATTTGAGCGTCGAGTTGGCCAAACAGGTTGAGGCTGCGGGTTTAGCAGATCAATCGTCTGCGCTGCTGTCTCAAATTGCCGAGTTGCAAAAGCAAATCGACGCGCTTAATTTGCTGCCGTCGCCCGCTCAGGGGACAATTACATCAGTCACGGCTACTGCGCCTGTCGTATCCAGCGGCGGCACGGCACCCGACATTAGTATGCCCGCAGCGGGTACGTCTACAAACGGCTATTTGACCTCGACCGATTGGAACACGTTTAACGGCAAAGCGCCGGCTACCAGCGGTACATCGATTCTGTACGGCAACGGCAGCGGCGGGTTTAGTAATGTCACTATTGGGACAGGCGTAACCTTTGCTGCCGGAACACTGAGCGCCACGGGTACGGGCGGAACGGTCACATCTGTAACAGGCACTTCGCCAGTTGTATCGTCAGGCGGTACAACACCTGCGATTAGTTTAGCCACAGGGTATGGCGATACACAAAACCCATACGCCAGTAAGACCGCCAATTACATTTTGGCGGCGCCCAATGGAGCGGCAGGCGCCCCTGTTTTTAGGGCATTAGTAGCGGCAGATGTGCCGACTCTTAACCAGAACACCACTGGCACGGCGGCAGGGCTTTCTGTTACCTTGGTTGCGACCAGCGGGGGAACCGGACAGTCAAGCTACGCGATTGGCGATATCCTTTACGCCTCTACGACAACTGCTCTTTCCAAGCTAGCTGATGTTACTACCGGCAATGCCCTTATTTCTGGTGGCGTCGGCGTTGCCCCTAGCTACGGCAAGATCGGCCTAACCACTCACGTTTCAGGCACTCTGGCCCTTGGTAACGGCGGTACAGGAGGGACGACTGCGGCGACGGCTAGAACGGGGATTGGCGCTACGACTGTAGGCGCTAACTTCTTCACGCTCACCAACCCTAGCGCCATCACATTTCCGCGCATTAACGCGGACAACACGGTGTCTGCTCTTGACGCAGCGACGTTTAGAACCGCAATCGGCGCAGGTACGGGAACAGTTACCTCAGTGACAGGAACAGCCCCTGTTGTTTCGTCAGGCGGCGCAACACCCGCAATTAGCATGGCTGCGGCCAGCAGCACAACTAATGGCTATTTGACTTCAACTGATTGGATTACGTTTAACACTCGGTCGTCAAACACACA